AGGTCAACAATATCTGTACCTATACCGTAAATCATTATAAATCAATAATATTCATTGATATATCAAACTCGGAATCCCTATAAATTCCAACTCTCGAGTTAAAATGGTTCATAGTATAATTCTTCCGTTTACCCGCTCTTATATCATCTGCAATATCATATACATTACAAATATCTTTAGACTTATGTGTACGAAGACCACGACCTATTGACTGAAGAACTCTAACCTGTGACTTAGTTGGAAAGGCAAAAACAATATTGTGTAGGTTTTTAATGTTAATACCAGTAGAGAATGTTGCATATGAAGCTACAATAATAACATCATCATTCTTCTCTGCAATAGCTCTAGTTTCTTCTCTATCGACAGCTTTAACTATACCAGATACATAGCGAACTTCTTTATCTGTCATCGCTGCAATTTGGTCTTTCAATGGCATACCGTGCTTCTCTACGTAACTAAACAGAACAAGTGTATTACCCTTTAATGAAGTAGCCAACCTAGAGATAAATTGGTTCCTTGATTTATTTAAAACTAAGTAATCACATTCTTCTTGATAAGACTTTGCCGCTACGGCAATCTTTTTATCTTCTTTCGAATGATTTAATATTAAACAGTTCACCTTTAGATTTGATATTGCTCCATCATCTATTAGCTTCTTTGTTGTTGTTACTATCTTAGGGACATCAAACAAACCAGAGAGCGTTAGTTTATTAGTTTCTGTTCCGTCAAGTGTTCCTGTCAACCCGTATTTAAAGTCGCAGTGAGTCATCTTCTCAAGTATAGTAGATAAAGACTTCGCCTTAGCAAGGTGACATTCATCTACAAAGATAGCATCAAACTTTGCAAAGTATTCTTTACCCATCTTATATACAGACTGCCATGTAGATATGATAACAGGTTTGTCTGAAATTTTATCTACACCAGCCGTAACTTGGTGACAAAAAGTATCAGAATCAAATCCGTAGTCTTTAAAGTCTTTGTGAAGTTGGGACACTAAAGAGGTTGTTGGAACTAAAATTAATACTTTGTTTTGCTTCGCGAGGTGATACCTAGCTAGGCAGTATATAATTAAAGATTTACCAGAGGCTGTTGGACTAACCAGAAGAGCTCTGTTGTGTTTTATTGCGTGGTGAATAGCGTCAACTTGATAGTCATACGGTTTCATTGGTAGGTTGAGCGCTTCAATGATATCTTCAACTTGGTTTAACTCAACAGAAACAGATTCGTCGAATAGAGAGAATGTATATCCTCGAGTCTCCGCGAACCTTGCCACTTCAAACTTTAAACCGTAATAAATCTTTCCAGAATTAAGGTTAAACATTCGAACCTTGCCGTCCCAAAAACCAGACTTATAGGTTGGCATAAACTTAGCACCTGGAACCATGAATGTAAAGTGTTCGTAAAGCTCCATTGCAATGTCTCTAGAACATTCAACATGCACATGAACAGAGTTTATTTTCTTGATAATTATATCAGATTTATTATTTGTTATCATACACCGTCTTGGAATTTAGTCCATTCAATAATATTTCGTATGTGGAAACTTCTAGTAGATAGTTCTTTAAGCTCAAGTGTCAAGGTCTTCTCTTGTATTTCAAGCCCAATTAATTTCTTTTTAATTTCAATAATATCTGTATCTGCGTTAATGTATATAGAAACATCAACTTTAAGAACTTTTTCTGGGAGGGGGTTATCTAAATAAACTGAAGGCTCAGCCTTACCTAGATAATATCGGAATTTGTTTTTGTATTCAGAATCATACTCCATTTGAACCCATTTAAGTTTAGCCAATACTTCATTGTACTGGTTTAACTTGGCGGAGTATATAAAGGGAGTCTCTGCGGATTCAGTGGCTAATTTTGTAACATCAATTTTATTCATAATATAATTATAACACAAATTGTGCTAATTGTAAACCGCTTAAGCTCTTTCGAAAGAAAAACTCGTATATGCGAAGTCTACAGTAATTTTTGGATATGTAATAGAAGTAGCGTCAGTTTGTAAATCTAATTCACTTAAACTTATGGGGAATGAATCAGTAAACGTATATGTTCCAACAAGTTTATGACTTGAGTTGTGAACTAATATTTTAGAGTCAGATATTTTATCCTTTATATTTTTATATTCCGTGTTCTGTATAGACATTAACCAGTCGGATATTTCATTATAGTTTTTAAGGTCTTCGTCGACTAAGAATGTAATAGACATGTCAGAAAATTCTAACTTATCACCAGGATGTTTAGCTGAAGCAAACCTAGAACTTTGTGCAACAGAGGCAAGTGATATTGCAGGAATAGACACAGCTGTGCAAGCGTTTTCTACTAATTTAAAGTGTTTGTTAACAAATTGAAAGTGACTTGTATTATATGGGTTCATACACCTGATCCTATTTTATATACACTTATTTATAACAAACCAATTAACTACAAATTCAAGGCATAAAAAAAGGACCCCGAAGGATCCTTTTCCACTACATTCAGTTAATAATGAAAAATCTATTAACTTATTTAGTTAAGTCATTTATTTCATTGACTTAGATAGCAGTTACTTTAGTACGTCTGTAATAAACGTTGTTGTTTGCACCAGCAGTAACGAATGGATTATCAACCATACCGTAACGTGTTTTAAATGCAATTTTTGGTTGGAAACTATTTTCGCCAACAGCTTTAACCATTTGTAAAGGTACATATGGGCAGTAGAACATACCAGCGTCATATTGTGAACTACCTTTGTAGCCAACTACGAAGTAGTCAGTACCTGTTGAGTAAGGATCAACATACACTTTGATAGAACCGTTTAGAGTACCTACGAATGTATTACCTGCAGCATCAACACCACCGTCTAAACCACCAGCAACACCACCAAAGTCTAAGTTACCGACCATAGCAAGAGCAGATGCAACGTTTGATGAACAGATTAAGATGTTACCTTTACCACGGCGAGTAGCGATTGCAATTGCATTAGCTTCTTTCTCGATAGCAAACATAAGACCTTTATACTTCTCAACAGACCAGCGACCGTCTAAGTCAGCAGCAGCAAGAGTACCAGCAGTACCAGCGTCTTGTGAACCTTCAACAGCGTTGATGTAGATAGTACGTACCATTTCACGGTTGATTTCACCTAAGATCTCAGTAGATAAGATGTTAGCTAATTCAGCTTCAGCGTCTAAACCATGTACAGCTTTAAGGTCTTGAGCTAATTCTGTTGTGTACTCAGCTTTTAATGCACGAGTTTTAGCAGTAACTGAAGTAGACTCAATTGAGAAAGCCATTTCAGGGAATGCAGTAGTACCGTCACCCATTGCTTCACCAGTAGCAGTTGTTTCACCAGCACCAGTTGTGTAAGTACCAGGCACAGCATCATTCAATACTGAAGGATCAGTACCAGCTTGTGTACCTGAACCAGCAAAGTCTGTATCCGCTTCTGCGAAACCAGCTTCTGTACCAGATTGTGATGAATATTTTGCTTTCATAGCAAAGATAAGACCAGTAGGACCAGTCATTGGTTGAACACCAGCGATATCATAAGCGATAAGGTTAGGCATTGCACGTCGAACTAAACTAATTAGGACAGGATCCCAGTTAGCAACAGAAGAGCCAGTAGCGTTAGCAGGAGCAGCCTCGTTTAATTGTTCTTTAAATGCTTTTTCTTGATTTTCTAAAATTACAGTAGTAACAGACTTCTTGTATGCATCTTTGATCTCAGGAAGATCTGCATGCTCAAGAACTGGCTGCCATTTTTCGTTTAATTGTTCTGTTTGGAACATTTGTCGTTCTCCTAATTGGAATTATTGTTGGTTTGAAATAGCAGCCATATAAGCTGACATATTATCACTCACTTCTGGAGTAATGTTTGAAGAAGTAGTCTCTTCAATATTACTTACCTTTTCATCAGAAGGGAAGTATTTACCCTTAATGATTTCGAGCTTGGTTTCATATAGTTCACTTGATTCAAAATCTACATTTTCAGCAAGTTCTTTAAATTTCTCTGTTTCCGTTAC